AAAGATGTAACGGATAAACCTTAACCATAAGGAAAGACGGGGCAGCATCACGCTGTCCCGTTTTTTTGTCTCTATGGAAAACACACAAGAATTTTGGACGCTGCTGCTGATTGCGTTGGCTCAAAGGGTCTACGAATTGGAGCAGCGATTGCAGGAATTAGAAGAAGGACAAGAAGATGACTGACAAAGAACTTTTAAAAAATGCTGCTAAAGCGGCTGGAATTGAATGTTGGAGAACATTTATAGATGAAAAATGGGGTTCAGGGTTTTTGATGGCTGGAAAATTATGGAACCCACTAACAGACGATGGAGATGCGCTGCGTTTGGCTGTGAAGTTGGACTTATTTTGGGAAAACATGGAATTGTTTGATATGCACTTTTCTCACGAAAGTGAAGATAAGTACGCAGCAACCCGCCGAGCAATCGTTAGAGCAGCGGCAGAGATTGGAAAGAACAAGTAATGCAAGCCGAACAAATAGCAAAGGCGCTTGGCAACGCAAAGAGAACAGGGCAAGGCTGGTTAGCCAGTTGCCCGCTACCAACTCACGGGCAAGGCAACGGTGACAAGAATCCATCACTAAGCATTAGTGACGGAGAGGACGGTAAGCCGCTGTTCAAGTGCCACGGTGGGTGTGAGCAGCACGATGTCTTTGAAGCCATCAAGAACTACGGACTCTTACCCGACCTTGAACCAAGACCTGAACCATTGAGCAGTCTCAAGCCAATCCAAACAACCTTAGAGCAGGAGTGGCTCTACACAGACGAGGACGGTGTGACGCAGTTCATCAAGCAGCGTTACAAGACAAATGACCACAAGGGCAAGACTTATAAACTCCTAAAAGTGGACAACGAAGGCAAAAGACACACCACGATGCTTGGCGCGAACATCGTCCCGTACAACCTGCCAGCCTTAGAAGAAGCCAGAGAACTGAACAAAGTCGTATTCCTCACAGAGGGAGAGAAGGCAGCAGACGCGCTGACAAGCATCGGCATGACAGCCACAACCACGCACGCAGGCGCTGGCAGCTTCCCAGAGGACGCAATCCAATACTTCGTGAACCTCAACATCGTTATCGTGCCTGACTGCGACAAAGTTGGTTGGGAGTACGCGAAGAAAGCCACCAAAGCAATCAAGACCATTGCCAAGTCAATCAGAACCCTTGACCTTGAACTCGAACACAAGGAAGACGCTTACGAATATGTCCACAAGTACGGCGGCACTAAGAACAAGCTGCAAGACTTGGTGAAGCAGTACGCAGTCAAAGTGACCACGGAAGATGAGGTCACGATTCCTGCACGATTCCAAGACAAGGAAGAAAAAGCAACAGAGCCACAGGAAGAACTAAAACCTCAAAGGCAAGGCTTCCAGATCGAAGCGTGGGATGACATCAAGGACGAGCCTGTCGATTGGCTCATTGAAGGCGTTATCCCAAAGAAAGCATTTGTGGCTCTTTACGCGCCACCAGCCAGCTTCAAGTCTTTTGTCGCGTTAGACATAGCAGAGTGCATCGCCACGACCAGACCATTCTTAGGTAAGGAAGTCAAGCAGCAAGGCGCGGTTCTGTACATCGCAGGGGAAGGTCACGGTGGTATCGGGGCGCGTATCAAAGCCCTAAAGCTGCACCACGACACGCCACAAGGAGCGCCAGTCTATTTCCTCAGAAGACAAGTCAACCTGAGATCAAGCCAGCAGGACATACAAGACTTGGCGCAAGCCATTGACGAGCTGCAATCCATCCAAGGCATTCAGTTCCAGCTAATCGTCATCGACACATTAGCCAGAGCCTTTGGCGGTGGCAATGAGAACGCGAGTGAAGACATGGGAGCCTTCATCACGGCAGCAGGTGCAATCCAGCAGCGGTACGACTCGGCTCTATTAGTAGTCCACCACGCAGGTAAGGACGCGACCAAAGGACTTAGGGGACATTCAAGCCTACTTGGAGCCGTAGACACAGAGCTTGAGATCATAAGAATTGAGGACGCGCCCAAAGGAATCCTGCACATCAGCAAGCAAAAGGACGGGGAAGACGGGCAGCGCATGGGCTTCCAAATGGTCACGGTGGACATCGGAACCAGCGCGCTAGGCTTTGAATCCGTGACCAGCTTGGCGCTTGAGCTTGATGAAGGTATGGACATAAACCAATCACGAGGCGGTCCGAAAGAGCAGCCAAAGCGCTCTGGTTTAGGGCAAAACAATCAGCTTGGTCTGAAGGCATTGCACGCTGCCATTAAGAAGTTCGGGACGATGGAACAGGTAGACGGAAAGCGCAATAAGTGCGTAAAAGTTGAGCAATGGAAGGCTGAATTCAAGGCAATCGTTGGAAACGACATTGAGCCAGAAGTATTCAGAAAATTGTTCTGGCGCGTCAAGACGCAACTTACAAACGCTAAAAAACTTGAGGCTTTTGGCGATTGGTGTTGGGCTGTTTTTGAAGATAACGAGCAAAAAGATGGAGAGTTTGGAAAGGTCATTCCAATCAAATAAGCGTCTACATATGGAGAGCACCGTCTACATATGTAGACGCCATGTGTAGACGACAAAACCGTCTACATATGGGGTGCGGGTCTATATACCGCACCCATGTGTAGACGATGTGACGGTCAAAGTAGCGTCTACAAGTAAGAAAACTGTAAGGAAAGAAAATGCAAAAGAAACTGAGCAAAGCGTTGAAAAAGATCGAGCAACCAAGTTTCCCGATCGACCCGTTTGAGGCAATCATGCGGTCAGGGTTGATTGACCTCAAGGTCGTGAAGAATAACCACGAGAAGAAGTGGGGTATTAACCGAGTCATTGAGTTGGTGGATTCTGAGTTCCGCATCAAGTTCTGGAAACAGTCGGAACGAATCTTCGATGCACAGGTCAAGCGAGATGAGGTCAGGTTCGAGAAAGCCATCCAAGGGATGAAGAATGCCTACGCAGCGTTGGACCGTTGGGCTGAGGCACACGGCGTTCAGCCTGTTCCAGAGATCAAGGCTTGCGAGTTGCAGATGCAAGACGGGTCGGTCATGGTCGTTGTCGAGACTCAGCACGATGCAGAGCTTTACCAGCAGTTCAGACCCGATGTCTTGAACCGTCACATCTGGACGATGCAAGAGCTTGAGGTCATCATGGAGTCACCCGTCATCAAGGAAACCATGAAAATCAAAGCCTTGCACCCAACTGCGAACCTCGTCAGACTTGACAAAGACCCTGTGAAGTTTCCCAACGCTGGCGAGACAGGACTCGATGACATGAAATCGGATGAATTGGAAGGCGAACCGATGAAGAAGGTGTTTGACACTTCTAAAATGCCCAAGAAGGCATCAAATCGTGCGTTAGAGGCGTTTTGATACGCTTTTGATATGCAGGTAGCATCGTTGTATAAAAATTGATTGGAGAGCGTTTAAATGGCTGGACAGAAAAAGAAGATTCAAGACTTAGCGTTATTGGACTCGTTGCCGAAGGAGCAGATTCAGGCTTTATTCGAGGCTGGTGCTAGCGAAGCCAAGATTTGCTACCAGCTTGGAATCGGCAAAAAAGCGTTGCATTTGTGGTTGGAACGCCCAGAGCAAGAGGGCTTCCTATATCGCGCGCGTGCGAAAGCCGCAGATCACCTCGTGGCGGAGACGATCGAGATCGCGGACGAATCATCCATCGAGGAGGTCAACAAAGCCCGTCTGCGCGTGCAAACGCGCCAATGGGTCGCTGAACGCTGGAATCCGCAAGCCTACGCGCAGAGCAAGCAACCAAGCGTGCAGGTGAACCTGTCTGGCATGAGGCTGGACGCGCTTCGCCACATCGAGGTTGTTGAGCAAGTATCCACAGACGACAAGGCTTAACTTGTTCATATTATCCACAGACACATGGCAAGTGTTGCGTGCAAGCAACGAAAAGCCTGTATGACCTGTGGATAACCACGATGAAACTTAACATAATGAATGTTGTATCAAATCGGTGAGTGCTTCGGTATTCGTTTCTGCGCCGCGACCCCCCCGTCAGCGTTCGCGGCGGGGGCGACCTGACATTTGCAGCCCCACAGATTTCTTAACCCAGCACCAAGAACCAAGCACCCCCCCCCCACCTACCCCCACCACACATCCCACAGCCCCAAGAAAAAATTTTTAAGAAAAATCTGAAATGAGATAGACTTGACTTATGCGTCAACACGCATGGGGATTGGCTTCGGGAGTTCTCGGGGCGTGCAGGCAGTCCCCAGCCGTGTTGGTGGAAATCGGGTTAGCGCCGATAGGTTCCGTTTTAGTAGAGCATTGCTGTCCTAGCCACTGCTTCATGTGAGCCACCAACAACCTTCACTAATGGCACAATGCAGCCATGACAACAGAATCAACTGACAAGAAGATCAAGCTGCATCCTGAAGTTCAGGAGAGGCTGGACAACGCGCACCAGAAGAAGCTCAATGAGTTAGCGGCTAACCCGTTCGTGCAGTTTGTCACGCGCTACAAGAATCATCCTGTTTTGTTCGTGAAGGAAGTCTTGAACACCAACCCTGATGAGTGGCAATGCACCTTTCTGAATCACATCGCGGCTGGAAACCGAAGAATCTCTGTCCGATCTGGTCACGGTGTCGGCAAGTCCACCGCGGCGTCATGGGCGATCATTTGGTATTTACTTTTACGGTATCCCGTCAAGGTCGTGGTGACAGCGCCCACCTCAAGCCAGTTGTATGACGCTTTGTTCGCGGAACTCAAGCGTTGGGTGAAGGAGCTGCCACCTACCTTGAGGGATATGCTCGAGGTCAAGCAAGACCGCATTGAGGTCAAGGAAGCTGCGACTGAAGCGTTCGTATCAGCGCGTACATCTCGCGCCGAGCAGCCTGAAGCCTTGCAGGGTGTGCACTCCGACAATGTGATGCTGGTGGCTGATGAGGCATCTGGTATCCCTGAGCAGGTGTTCGAGGCGGCGGCTGGCTCGATGTCTGGTCATAACGCTGTGACGCTCTTGCTCGGCAACCCTGTGAGGTCTAGTGGTTTCTTCTACGACACGCAGAACCGTTTGGCGAATGATTGGGTGACGATGAAGGTTAGCTGCGTTGACTCCCCACGGGTCAGCGAGGCGTATGTCGAGGAGATGAAGGCGCGTTATGGCGAGGAGTCGAACGCTTATCGCATTCGCGTCCTTGGCGAGTTTCCTCGGTCGGATGATGACACGATCATCCCGATGGAGCTGTTGGAGTTGGCTAAACACCGTGATGTCGAGGTCAGCAAGTCAGCTAAATTGATTTGGGGCGTTGATGTGGCGCGTTTTGGCGGCGACAGGTCTACCCTTGCCAAGCGTCAGGGAAACGGCTTGGTTGAGCCGATCAAGGTGTGGAAGAACTTGGACTTGATGCAGTTGACGGGTGCGGTTGTGGCTGAGTGGGAAGCCTTGCCACCTAGCCAGCGTCCGCATGAGATATTGGTGGACTCGATTGGCTTGGGCGCTGGCGTGGTTGATCGTCTGCGTGAGTTGGGTTTACCTGTTCGCGGCATCAATGTGAGCGAGAGTCCTGCGATGGGAACTACTTATAAGAACCTGCGTGCCGAGCTTTGGTACAAGTGCAAGGCGTGGTTTGAGGCGCGTGACTGCATCATTCCAAATGATGAGGAATTGGTGGCAGAGCTTGCGACTGTGCGTTACTTCTTTACGAGCAACGGCAAGATTCAGATTGAGTCGAAGGACGATATTCGCAAGCGCGGGTTGAAGTCACCTGACAAGGCAGACTCGTTTGTCTTGACCTTTGCTAGTGATGCCACGATTGGGATGTTTGGTTCGGCTGTGTCAAGCAAGTGGTCGCAGCCATTGCGTAGAAACCTGTCGCGGGTTGCATAATCTGTTCTGTCAATTTACTTTGAAGGGGTAATCTATGAAGAAAGCAGCAGCAGCCAAGAAGATTGGCAAAGTCATGGGCGAATTTAAGTCTGGCAAGTTGCACAGCGGTTCTAAGAAAGGACCAGCCGTAACAAATCCAAAACAGGCGATTGCTATTGCGTTGTCTGAAGCCAAGATGACCAAGAAGAAGATGGGCAAAAAGTAATGGCTACCAATCAATACGAAGGCGCGATGCGCCAGATGATGACTGAGAGCGATCAGTCATGCCCGATTGCTACGCAGGACATCACGGTCAATCTGAAGAACCGAGCCAAGGCGATCACGACTGCGGCTTATGGTCCTGAGAATCCCAACCTGCCTAACACGGCTTTCTGGCAGAAGAAGGCTGACACTTGGGATGTGTCGGTTGAGGATGCCAAGAAGTCGCGTTGCGGCAACTGCGCTGTGTTTGTCGTGTCCGACAAGATGCGTAACTGCATTGCTCAAGGCATTGGCAACGAAGCTGACCCTTGGGGCGCGATCAAGCTGGCTGATCTTGGATATTGCGAAATCTTTGACTTCAAGTGCGCGGCTGATAGAACCTGCGATGCTTGGGTCGTTGGTGGTCCTGACCGTGGTGAGAACGAAGGCAGCAGCGACAGCGAATATTCTGGGGAGATGGACTGATGAAACAAGGTCTATACGCCAACATTCACGCCAAGCAAAAGCGCATCGCGGCAGGTTCAGGCGAGAAGATGAACAAGGTCGGCAGCAAGGCAGCGCCTTCTGCTGCTGACTTTAAGGCTGCTGCAAAGACAGCCAAGAAGCCAAAGAAAAAGTGATACCTATCTGCATATCCACAGTACACGGCAAGGGGTTGCCTGTACTGTTGGAGTCGATCAAGCAATACGCGCCAGAGGCGTACATTTATCTTCGCGGTCCCGAGAAGGTGATCGGTGGATACGGTAACTGTCGACTCATATTTGGCGAGGCGCGTAACTTTGGTGATGATTACAACGAAGTCATAGATGACGCTTTGAAGTACACGCAAGGCTGCATCGTCTGCAATGACGATGTGGTGTTAACGCCTACCAGCTACCAGCGTTTGCTTGAGGATGTTGAGATTATTCGAGAGCTTGTGCCTGAAGTCGGTTGGGTGGCGGCGCGTAGCGATTCTGTGCGTGCTGCTCAGAATATTAGGTTTAACCCTGATGGCGACCCACTTTATATGAATCGGTTTAAGTCCGAGTCGTTCATTCGTGAGACTGACATCATCGCCCCGATCTTTGCTTACATCTCGCGTGATGCTTGGGCGCATGGTCGGTTTGGACCTTTGAACTGGTACTCGGACGATGTGTCCTGTTTGGACTTGAAGGTGGCTGGTTACAGCAATTTTGTTTCTTCTAGTTATGTGCATCATGTCGGGTCGCAGACTGTTGGCGCTGATATTGAGGCGTTGAACGCACAGTCTAGACCTTGGATAGAGGCTAATCGTCCTGAATATGTCGCAGAGTTCTTTGGTTCTTAATTTAGGTTCTGGTCGTGATTGGCGCGAGGACTGCATCAATGCAGACATCGAGCGCAGGGTCAAGTCTGATTGGTGTCTTGACATTCAGAATGTGCCTTGGGGAGAGAGGCTCATTACCCGTTTGGGCGAATTTACTGTCCAGCGCGGGATGTTTAGCAAGATTCTGGCAAATGATGTGCTTGAGCATTTACCCGATTTGGTCAAGGCGATGACCAATTGCAAGGACTTGCTGGCAGACGATGGCGAGATGCACATCCATGTGCCTTATGACTTGTCGCTTGGGGCGTGGCAAGATCCTACCCATGTGCGTGCGTTTAACGAGATGTCTTGGGCTTATTACACAAGTTGGCATTCATATCTGGGTTGGGAAGATCGGTTTTTCTTGCAGCACATGGAATTCCGTCTCTCAAAGTTCGGGGAAAGCCTAAAATTGCCACAAGATGAGGTTTTGAGGACACCGAGGGCGGTGGACTCTATGTTTGTGATTCTGCAAAAGGGCAAAAAATGAATCCTTTATTAGAGAAGATTGAAGACGCGCTTGAAGATCAACTTGAGGCGGCTGACCCTGAGAGCGAAGAAAACGCGCCTAACAAGATGGATGACACCGAGCTTGAGGCGATGATGGGCGCTGAAATCACAGACGCTGTGTCATATATTGACTCAGACCTGTCACCTATCCGCGCTCGTGGTACTGAGTACTACCGTGGCGACCCGTTCGGCAATGAGGAAGAAGGTCGTTCGCAGGTCGTGGCGATGGAAGTGCGCGACACTGTGTCGGCAATGCTGCCAAGCCTGATGCGTATGTTCTTTAGTTCTGAAAATGTTGTCGAGTTTGCGCCTCGTGGTCCAGAGGATGTGAAGAACGCGCAGCAAGCCACCGACTACTGCAACTATGTGTTCCAGAACGACAACAACGGCTTCATGATTTCTTACGCGACCTTCAAGGACGCGCTGGTGCGTAAGTGCGGGATTATGAAGGCTTGGATTGAGGAAACAGAGTCTGTCCGCATTGAGGAATATTCAGGTCTGGACGACCAAACCTTGCAGATTCTGATGCAAGAGCCAGAGGAAGAGACAAAGATTGTCGTGTCTTACCCTGACCAAGACGCAATGCAAATGCAGCCAATGATTGACCCTGTAACGGGTCAGATGGTGCAGATGCCGCAACCTATGCTGCACGATGTGCAGATTAAGCGCGTGATTACTGAGAAGCGCATTCATGTGGCTTGCTTGCCACCTGAAGAATTACTGCTTTCTCGTCAGGCTTTGTCATTCAAGGATTCACCATTTATCGGTCATCGCAAGATGGCGACTGTGGCTGAATTGATTGAAATGGGATACGAAGAAGACGAGGTGATGGACTATGTTGGCTCGTCTGACCTGAACGACAACGAAGAGTCTTTGGCGCGTCAGCCTTTGGCAAATAACCAGTATTTTGGTGAAAGCAACAACCCAATGATGCAGCGTGTGCTGTACATCGAGGCATACGCAAAGGTTGACTTTGATGGAGACGGTATTCCTGAACTTCGCAAGATGTGCTTCATGGGTTCTGGCTATAAGATGGTTCGCAATATGCCAGCGTCTTACATCCCGTTTATTGAGTTCCCATGCGACCCAGAGCCTCATACATCGCCACTTGAGGCGCAGTCAATCTTTGACATCACACGCGACTTGCAAGAGATCAAGTCAGAGGTTCTGCGTAACACCTTGGACTCATTGGCTCAGTCGATTCACCCCCGTACTGTTGTGGTAGAGGGTCAGGTCAATATTGACGATGCCTTGAACAACGAGACTGGTGCTTTGATTCGTGCTCGTGCCCCTGGCATGGTTCAGCCTTTGACTACGCCTTTTGTTGGCCAAGCTGCATTCCCTGTTCTGGACTACATCGACCAGATCAAGGAAGACCGTACAGGCATGAGCAAAGCGGCTATGGGCTTGAATGCTGACGCTTTGCAGTCGGCTACCAAAGCGGCTGTGAACGCCACGATTTCTGCTTCTCAAGGTCGTATTGAGCTGACAGCCCGTCTGATGGCTGAAGGCATGAAGCAGTTGTTTAAGACCATCCTGTTCTTGGTCACGACCCATCAGGACAAGCCTCGCATGATTCGTCTGCGTAACGAGTGGGTGCAGATCGACCCACGCGCTTGGGACAACTCAATGGATGTCACAGTAAATATTGCCTTGGGCAATGGCGATGTGAACGAGAAGATTGCCACCTTGACGCAGATCGCTGCCAAGCAAGAATCTATTCTGAACCAATACGGCTTAACCAATCCTGTTGTTTCTGCACAACAGTATGTGCGTACTTTGCGTAAGATTGTTGAGCTGTCTGGCATGAAGGACGCTTCGGCTTATTTCAGCGACATTCCTGATAACTGGCAGCCACCACAGAACCCGCCAAAGCCAACACCTGAAGAAGTTCTAGCGCAAGTTCAGGCTGAGTCGATCAAGGCTGACATTCAGAAGAAGGCTGCTGAACTGGAATTGCAGCGCGAAAAGATGATTCGGGATGACGATTTCCGCAGAGATCAACTGAATCAGGACTTAATGCTCAAGAAGTATGAGCTTGAGTTAAAGTATCAAACACAGGTTGACTCGGCACAAATAATGGCGATGCAAGCTGTGGACAGAGAGGCTGTTAAGCAGCAGGGCATCTTGCAAGCGCAGGCTATGCAAGCTGCTCAAGAGCAACAGCCATCCATCAACCCACAAGGAATGGTCTATTAAGTGAATAATGAAGAAGCCGTAAGAAAAGGGAAGAAGGCTGAAAGTCTGATACAGGACGAAGCCTTCTCAGCAGCTTTGCTGCAAATGGAGAACGATGCCGTCTGGATTTGGAAAAGTACGAAGCCAGAGGACAGCGTGAAAAGAGAGAGTGCGTGGCATATGGTTCAAGCCATTGAGCAGTTTCGTTTACAGATCAGCAAGATCATGGACAACGGCAAAGTGGCTCAAAGAAACATTGACCGCGCTCAGAAATCACAATAAGGAGTCTTGGAAATGCAAGGAAATACCGCCAATCCTTCGGGAAGCGTCCAAACAGGACCAATGACATTGACTGATGCAGTCGGTGTTCTCGACCAAATGTTGCTGCCTATTGATGGAGAACAGCCAGCAGAGGAAGAGACGCAGTTAACTGATGGCGAAGAGCCAGAAGTTGCGGCTTCAGAGGA